TATACAACTCAGGTTCCATTAGCATATGGTACAAGTAGTGCAAATGTACAGGAAACAAATGAGATTATCACACTTCCATATTCATCTACGGTTCTTATAGATCAACCATACGCTTCTGCTGTTGAGAACGTTAACCCATTTAACGTGTTTACCTATACTGGTGATATTGAACTATATCCTGAGAATGATAACTGGGTTGATACTAAATCACTCAATCCTATCAAAGGACCTACTGTAGAAGGTAACTTCCTAACCACAGTTAGAGAGTATAACGCAGACCAAAATGGTTTCTCACCTATACACTGGAACTCATGGAAGACTACATGGACAGGAACAAGCACAGAAACTGATGTCGGATCATGGAGAAGAAGTGGTAAGAGAAGAAGAGATAGAACTATCACAACTACTACAACAACCACTACAAAACAGACAAGAACAGGTATTAGATACAGAGTTACTCCTGTTATTGAGCAGCAGTCACTAGGTAGTAGAGTTGTTTCTGTAGAGCATATTCAGTTTATGCGTTCTAGAAATATTGAGTTTACATGTCAGAAACTAAAACCAAGAACTAAATTCTACGCATTCTTTGATGGTATTGCACTTCCTAAGAAATTAGTTACACCTAAGATCATGGGACTAGTAAAAGATCCAGCTAGTGATAATAAGACAAATAGTATCCCATTCCAAATTGGAGAAACTATCCATGTTAAAAAAGGAAATGGTAAGTTTAGATTCAAGGGTAGGGTAGCTGCTCCTAATGAAGGATTCCAAATCAACCCATTAGACGGTACAGATATAACATCTATTAGTGATTATAAGTCAAACTTGACTTTCGTTAATATTGATACCAAGTCTCTTGCTGATCAGGCAAAAGGAACTTATTATGGTTCACCTAAGATTAATGACTACATTGTTGGTGAAACATCTGGTGCTATAGCAAAAATTAGCAACAAAGACATGGTGACTGATAAGAAAGGTAATCTTAGAGGTTCATTCTTTATTGATGCACCTAGTGTTGAAGGTAACATGAAGTTCAAGACTGGTACTAAGTTATTCAGATTAAGTGACACACCTGACAATAGTAAGGTAGTTGGTGTATCAGATTCTAATGGTGAAGCAGAATTTACATCTTCAGGTCTATTGCAGACAACTCAGGAGACAATCATCTCAGTAAGAAATGCTAAGGTGACATCTGAGGACATGAAAGATGCTAGAACTTTGACTAGTTCAAGTGTATCAACTGAGGAAGAGACTAGGTGGTGTGACCCACTAGCACAAACATTCCTTGTTGAAGATTCAACTCTTGAGGGTGGAGTGTTCTTAACTAAGGTTGACTTATTCTTCTTTACTAAGGATGCTGAGATACCTGTATCAATGGACATCAGAACTGTAGAGAATGGAACTCCAACACAGGATATACTACCACTATCCAAGGTGGTTAAGGATCCTGATGATGTATTCACATCTGCGGATGCTTCTAAACCTACTACATTTGAATTTAAGTCACCTGTATTCCTACCATTCAGAAAGGAACATGCACTTGTTCTTACATCTGACTCTAACCAGTATAAGGTATTCATCTCATTACTAGGTAGAGATGCTATTGACGCTGCACATGCAGGTGAAAAAATATCAGAACAACCATATATCGGTGTACTATTCAAATCACAGAACGCATCTACTTGGACACCTACTCAATATGAAGATCTTATGTTTAAGATCTATAGAGCAGAGTTTACACTCCCAACTACAGCAGCAACTAGTACACTTGTACTAGAAAATGCACAGTTAGGTGAAGCAAATGGTGGATATTTGAATCTAAGGTCTAATGCACTTCAGACAACCTCTGGTAGTGATGAGATTAGAGTATTCCATAGTAACCATGGTCAGCAATCTAACCTCAACTACTTAGAATTAAGTGGAGCAATCTCTGAAGTAGCGGATACTGCTATCAATATGGGAGCTGGTCTAACTGCTGTTGGAACATCAATCACTGTTGACGATGCTTCTCAGTTCCATACAACAATAGGTGGATCTGCTGTTAGTTCATCTAACCTTGGTTTCCTCAAGATACTTGGAACTGCCGAAGATGGTAGTGGAGATGAGATCATTGCATACGAAGGTATCGCAGGTAATGTCATTACAATCAATGCTGCAGGTAGAAACTATTCAGGTACTTCAGGATCTGGTACAGGTAAAGTACATGCAGATAATGCTGTGGTGCAGTGCTATAACCTTTGTGGTATACCTCTTACATTGATTAATAACACTCACAACAATACAACAGGTGGAATTATTTCCATTAACAGTCCACATTCTTACAACTTGAAGATTACTGGTAAGAATGCAGGTAAGAGTATTAACTGTGGTGGTCCTAACATGACAGTATCACAGAACGTTCCATGGGATGTTCTTACACCACAGATTCGCAGTCAGGTAGAACCTATGACAAGCATAACTGCTAGAGTCAAGGGTACTAGTGGAACCTCATGTGGTCCTTTCCCAGCTGGCGAAAGTGCAGAGACTTCATTTGTTAAGGACACTATATGGCAAGATATTACTATTGCTGAGGAGAACTACTTCCCAGACACTAAGATCATTGCTAACCAGTTGAATGAGATCAACAGAATGAGTAGTGCTAAGTCATTCACTATGGAAATCCTTCTCAACTCTGAGACAAGTCATTTATCTCCTGTTATTGATCTAACTCAATGTGCTATTATTACAACTGCTAACCAGTACAATAATATAGTACCAACTGCAGGTATAGGTGGAGAGTGTGCTGCTAACTATATTACTAAGGTGGCAAGACTAGAGAAGAGTGCTAGTGGTATTAAGGTTATGCTTTCTGCTAATACATTCAATCAGTCTAAGGTTGTGGTGATGTACAAGTTGGTTCCAGTAGGTTATGCAGGTAACCTTGATGACTTACCATTCCAGTTCTTTAATACAGATGGTAAAGCAGATAGTGGTGAACTAGTTCCACAGAATGATCTAACCACATTTACCGACTATGAGTTTAGTGTAGAGGACACAGATGACTTTGATGCATTCCAAATCAAGATCAGTCTGCTCAGTTGGAGACAACCATACATACCTAGAGTAAAAGACTTTAGAGCGATAGCGTTAGCATAATGGAAGATGATGTAATTGAACTGATCCCTGTCGAAGGACATAACCAACTCGGTAGGGATCCAAGTTCTAATGCGATTTTGAACACCGATGTAACTGCATATGAAGCATATAGGAAAGCACGTGCAGATGCAAAGCGAAAAGCAGCAGAAATGGAGACTTTAAAGGACGAAGTGGCAGAACTTAAAGAACTTGTAAAGAACCTGATTCAAAAAGAAGATAAATAAAGTTAAGCTAAATAATATAGTTGTAGAGAATGGCTAGTGCTGTATCCAATTTACTGATATATCAGGGTTCTGATTTCATCATCGACTTCACTATTGAAAACGATAATGGAACAGTATTCAACTTGACTGGATATACAGTAGCATGTAAAATCAAAAAGCATTACACAAGTAGTACGTCCACTACTGTAACTGCTGCAATTCTATCACCTGCAACCAGTGGGCAGATTCAATTATCTCTCACAAACGGACAAACGGCCGCAATGAAGTCAGGTCGTTATGTATATGATGTCGTTATCACAGCAACATCTGGTATCAAATCCAGAGTGCTAGAAGGTTCTGTCAGCGTACTTGAGGGGGTAACAATTTAATGGCACGACTAAGATTTGGAGATCAATCAGTTCCAAGAGTAACCAGAGTCGCCACTGGAGGTGGTGGAGGTACTATTGGAGGAATGTCTGATGTAGACTTAACAGACGTATCTCAAGGAGGACTAGCTGACGGTTCAGTGCTAGTATACTCTTCTGCTGACACAAAATTTATTCCAACAAACGTATTAAACAACATCACTATCAATGGGGGTAGCTTCTGATGGCATCAAATATACTCATTAAAAGGAGTACTGGATCAACCGCACCAGGCACCATTACCTTTGGTGAACTAGCACTTACTATCGGTGCTAATGGTACACAAGCAAACGCAGGTGATCGCCTATTTGCAGGTGATAACAACGGTGCTGCACAAATTGTGGGTGGTAAGTACTTCACAGACATGCTAGACCATGTTCATGGTACTCTAACTGCAAGTTCATCAGTTATTGTTGATAGTAACTCAAAGATTGACCAGTGGTTAGTTGACGACATTGAACTAAATGCCAATGTCATTACAACATCAACTACTGATGCTGACCTTATCATGCGTGCAAATGGCACAGGTAAGATCGTTATAGAGGATGGTCAAGAATTAGAATTCGGTACTACAGGTGATGTAGAATTTGTATTCAACGATTCTGATGCTGTTGTGGACATCAAGCGTGTAACAGGTACCCCCGACTTGCGTATCGCTGATGACATGAAGCTTCATTTCGGTAATACAAAGGATGCTTCCATATATTATGACGAGACTACCTCAGATAAGATTCAGGTAGAAGGTGCTGATTGGAACTATGCAACTGGTGTTACTGTAAATTATCAGGATACAACTGATGCTTCCAACGTATCAACTGCATCTGTAACCTTTGGAGGTGGTATTGGTGTTGCAGCAACTGCATGGGTTAAAGACCTCAAGGTTGATGACAATACTACTATTGGTACTGCTGATACAGATAGTTTAACTGTTAATGCTACAACCACTTTCCAAAACGGTGTAACATTCAACGGTCAGACAAATATTTCTGGTAATACAGCTCAGACTGGTCAAATTGAGATTGATAACCTCAAGTTGGATGGTAATACACTATCTACTATTAATAATATACAAGAATTGATTATTGACCCATATCCTGCAGGTGGAGACGCTGATGGTTTGGTTATAATCAAGGGTGACCTTCAAATTGATGGTACAACAACTACTGTTAACAGTGCTTCAATGTCTGTTAACGATCCTACCATTGAATTAGGTGATCCTACTACTCCTGTAACAGTTAAAACTCTTGCTACCTTTGCAGGTAACGCAACAGTTCAAATACAAGTTGATGCTGTAGAGCAATTACAGGTTGGTGATGCAATCACTGGTACTGGTATTCCTAACAGCACAACTATATCTGCTATCAACACAGGTACTAAAACCATTACCGTAAGTAATGCAATCACTGCTGACCAAGTTGTTGGTGCTATCTTAACTACAGTTAGGGGTGCTGATGATGCAATGGATCGTGGTGTTAAGGTTCATTACAACCTATCTGGAACTAACAAGTTTGGTTTCTTCGGTTATGATCGTACAGGTGGTGCAGATGGTGCAGGTGCTTGGACATTCATTGAAGAAGCAACTGACACAGGTACTGTTTTCGGTGTAACTGGAAACCGTGGTACTGTTGTTATTGGAGACCTAGAACTCGATACTGACCTTGCAGTTGAGTTTGGTGGTACTGGTGCAGGTACATTTACCTCAAATGGTATCATTTATGGTAACACAACTGGTGCTTTGCAAGTTACTGCAGCAGCAAACATGGCAACACCTGGTTCAGGTAATGATGCCACTACATCATATCAAGTATTGACCGTCACTTCAGCTGGAGTTCCAGTCTGGACAAACACGATCGACGGGGGAACATTTTAGAATCTGACTTATGAACGTACAAATTGTTATTGCTACATTACAAAAAAAGATAAGTGATTTGACTTTGACTAACGTTATGTTAGAAGCACAAATAAGTGACTTACAAAGTCAGTTAAATAGTATGAATCAAGATCAACAATCTGAGAATGCTTTAGATGGCAACGAGAATCAAACTAAAGAGATCGACGACAGCAGCAGCAGTCCCGACGACTTCTAATTTAGAAGACGGAGAAGTCGCTCTTAATATAGCGGATAGAAAACTATACGCTAGAAACGGATCAAATATAATAGAGGTAGCAAACCAGAAACCCAACACGGGTGAGGTGGTTACTACCATGCTTTCTTCTGACATCACGAATGGTCAGGGGAATACTTATTATGTTGCTACGGTTGGTTCTGATTCTGCCACATTAGCAAATGGTGGTAATAATGGTAAGCATCCAGATACTCCATTCTTAACAGTTACTGCAGCTCTTGGTGTAGCTACAAGTGGAGATACTATTGTCATTGCACCTGGTGAATATCAGGAAGCATTCCCTATGACTGTACCTGATGGTGTAACAATACGTGGTACAAACTTAAGATCTACATCTATAAAACCCACAGGGGCAACAAACGATAATAACGCATTTATCATAGCTGGAGAAGTACATATCTCCGACTTGACAATCAAAGATTTTTTATACAACAGTGGTGCTGATGAAGGATATGCATTTGTTTTAGCATCCAATGTTAACGCAGTTAAGAGTCCATATATCGAAAGAGTTACAGTTTCTACCAAAGGTAGTGTAACATCTGGTTCAGATCCTTACGGATACACACAGGGAGATGCAGGTCGTGGTGCTAAATTAGATGGTGCACAGTATGCAGCAGCATCACAGCATTGTTCTGTACTATTCAACGAGTGTACATTTATAACTCCGAATCAAATAGGTGTTAAGGCAACTAACGGTGTTCGTGTAGAGTGGTTGAATTGCTTCAACTATTTTGCATCTATTGGTATACAAGGTATACAAGGTCCTACTGGTAAGTTTGGTACTGGTAAAACTCGTTTAAAACTTTCTGGTGTTAGTGGTACATTCTCTGCAGCTGAGGTTGCATATCAGTTAGAAGATAGTTTCCAGTCAGGAACTTATGCAAGATCTGGTACTACAGTTACACTGACAAGAACTGGACATGGTTTATCAACTAATGATTACATCTATGCAGATTTTATTAGTGGTGGTGCTACAGATAACTTCTATCAAGTTACTAAAGTAGATAACAACGTTGTTACACTTACTGATAGTTCATCAGGAACTATAGCATCTGGTAACGTAACTTATAAGAAAGTCGTTGCTCGTGGTGTGCTTGACAGTAATGATGGTACTTACGTTTATATTGATGGTAAGGGAACTGGAGAATTCGTCACTTCTAAAAAAGCAGCAAAAGCAACAAGTAGATTCGGTGACACCCAAATTGATACTGCACAAAAGAAATTTGGATCAGCATCTATATTATTAGATGGAACTGAGGATGCTCTAACCGTACCAACCTCTGAAGACTTTGGATTTGGTACAGCAAACTTCTGTATAGAAGCATTCATCAGACCTAATAGTGTAACTGGAATACAGCATATCTTTGATTTAAGAGATACCAGTGCTACAGATACTGCACCAAAACTTTATTTGAATGGTACTACACTTCATTTTGGTGTTGGTAACGCATCAGTTCGTAGTGGTGGTACTCTTGCTACAGGTACTTGGTATCACGTTGCAGTAGCAAGACAGGGAGGAACCACAAAATTATTCCTTGATGGAACAGAACTAGGGACAGGTGCTGATACTAACGACTATGGAACTACCAAACCAGTAAGAGTTGGTAGTAACTATGAAGCAACTCCTGCAGAAGAATTCAACGGACATATAGATGAAGTAAGAATTAGTAAGGGTGCTGCTAGATTCACTGGTGCATTCACCCCTACAACAAGCGAATATGGTTCTGACTTGAATACAGTGCTATTGCTTCATGCAAACGATACAGACGGTACTACAACCTTCACAGATAGTTCTGGTGGTATCAGTGACGTTCGTTCTAGTGGTGGTGACTCTGCTACAGCTGTAACTACTGCTGACTACTCTCAGTTTGGTGCTGAGATGCGTTCAGTTGCATCTGCATGTGTATATGGACAGAAAGGTGTACAGGCAGATGGTTCTGGTGTAAAACTAATACTAACTGCACATAACTTTGGTTATGTTGGTGCTCAGGCTGACTATACTAATGACCCTTCTCTTGCTGTACAGGCAAATGAAGTAGAAGAACTTAATAGTGGTAAAGTTCTATATTCTTCTACAGACCAAGACGGTGACTTCCGTGTTGGTGATGCATTCTCTGTAGACCAAGAGACTGGTAACGTATCTTTCGCTGCTACATCAACAGCTCAGTCTGCTGCAAACATTACTTTAAGTGATGGAACTGGTACTACTAACATATATCCTGCATATATTGAGACTGGTAACTTACGTCTAGCAGGTAACAGTATTACTTCAACGACAGGTCAGGTAATCGTTGACCCTTCTGGTAACGAAGACTTTGTTGTTAACGCTGAAACAATCGTTAAAGAAGCAGTTTACTTTGATGTTAATAAGTCAACTGCGTTTGGTAGTACAGTACAAGGTGTTCTAAACATTACTGGATTCAATGATTCTACTCTCTTTGGATCATCTGAAGCATCATGTTTCTCAACAAGATCATTTGTTGTCTTCCAAAATCAGATAGGTACAGTTAACCTTGCCTCTGCAGGTTCTGGATATTTTGGTGGTGTACACACTGTTGCTGTTTCATCAAACCCAAATACAATAGCAACTGCTACCGCAACCTTAGCAACCACTGGTTCTCTAGCAACTGTTACCTTAAATGCAGGTGCAAGAGGAAGTCTTTATACTGCTGCTCCAACTGTAACATTAAGTGGATCTGGTGGTGGTACTGTTACTGCTTCGTTAGCAAATGGTTCTAGAGTTGCAGAAATTGAGATCTTAGCAGGTGGAACTGGTTACGCTGGTCCTACATTTACTGCTGATGCTCCTCCACAACAATCATTCAGTGCTAGTGCAACTACTGTAGACTTAGTTGCTAATACTATCACAATCAACAACCATACGTTTGAAACTGGTGATCAGATGACGTATGATGTAACAACTCTTGATGCGTCTGCGACTGCTATCGGTGGTTTGACACACAACAGTACTTATTATGCAATATTTGTTGATTCTAATACTATTAAGGTTGCATCATCACAGGGAAATGCAAATTCAGGAAATGAAATATCATTAACTGGAGTTGGATCTCTAAGTCAACACTTTATAGGTGTAACTGCTGTAGTAACTCTTACTCAAACTGGTGGAGTTATTGATGGTGGATCTATCAGTAATCCAGGTACTGGATACGGTGCTTCTATCTCAGGTACACTAGCAGACTCTGGTGCAGGTGCAGGTGGTAACATCAACCTTAAACCAGGTTTTGCTGTTGGACAACTCAGCATCGGGGTTGCTGGTACATACACAACTGCCACTACACCTACAGTTACAATTACTCGTGATGCTGCAGACACAACTGGATCAGGTGCTGCTGCAACTGCAGTTGTTGGTTTCCCTGTAGAATCTGTCAGTTTAGATACTCAAGGTCTAGGATATAGAAACCTTCCTTCAATTGACGTAAGTGCAGGTGGTACTACACCAGCATCATTTAACGTAACATTAGACGAACTGACTGGTAGAATTGCAACATGTACTATCAACTCAGCAGGTGAAGGATATACATCTGCCCCTACACTAACATTTGTTGGTGGTGCAGGTGCTGCTGCTACTCTTTCAGTTACTGTTCAATCTTTAACTGGATCCATTACATCTAACGGATCTGGATATACACCTGGCACATATCAAAACGTAGGATTCACAACTACTGGAGCAGGTATATCTGCTACTGCAACTTTCCTCATACCAGGATTTACAGGTACAATTACTAACGGTGGTTCTGGATATACTGACACTGCCTTAGTCAACGCAACTCTTAGAAACACTCCTACTGCTACAAAGGTAGTTACTGTTGTTACTAGAACTAAACTTAATATAGACAGCACAATTACCAACGGACCTTTCCAAGTTGGTGAAACTGTTACTGGATCTGTAAGTGGTGCAAGTGGTACAGTTACAGCAGCTGGAACAGATATCTCTGGTAATGCATATATCTTCTTAAGTAATGTAACTGGAACATTCCAAGATGCCAACACAGAGAATGCTGTTGGTGGAACTAGTACTGCTACCTCAGGAATTTCTACGATTCAAAGTGGTGCATATAGATGGGTAATTGATGGAGTTGAAGCAGCGAGTTTCAGTTTAATTGATAATAACACATATCATTTTGACACTAGCGATGCAAGTAATAGTAATCATAACTTACTGTTAGGAACCGCAACTAATGTAATAACTAGACAATCTGGTACTGCTGGTACAGCTGGATCATATTGGGAGGTTGTGGTTGGTGCACAATCTGCTGTAGCTGGTGAAGGAACTACTGATTATAGATGCGTACAGCATGGTGCTGATATGGGTCTTGGCGGTACAATCACATTTACTACTGGTGCTGCAGGTCAGTCTGGAGAAGGAATGACAGTTGACCTTACTATTTCTGGTGGTGTGGTCACTGCTGCTACTATTGTTAACCAAGGAACTGGTGGTAACTTCGCTGTTGGACATACATTCTTTGTAGATGCTGATGATGCAGGTGGAACTGGTAGTGGTTTCCTTTACACATTATCTGGTGCTCAGACTGGTATTACTACAGTAAGTGATATATCTGCTATTGGATCAGGTTATCAAGTTGGTGATGTTCTTAGTGTTAGTGATACTGATGTTGGTGGAGGTGGTGGATCTGGTTTCCAATTTACTGTTGCTAGTGTTGGAGTTCCAACTGCAGTCACTGTATCAGATGGTGGATATGGATTTGAAGCAAATGATACTTTAATATTGGGTGAAGTTGCTGTTGGGGAAACTCAAGGTACTGGTTTAAACATAACCATTGCAACTTTAAATCAAACAAAATCAATTGAACTTGGACAGGACGGTAGATTAACTTTAGGTCCTACTGGTGCAAATACTATCATATCTCCTGACGGACAAGTATCAGCAAGCAACTGGAATATTAGTGCGAGTGGTAATGGATCCTTCTATGGATTATCCTCTCAGACAAGTCTTGCAGCTACTACAACGCTATCTGTTGGAAGTACATCTACCTTTACTGGATTAGCAACTTTCAATGGAGGATTGACTGTTGATGGTGCAGATAGCAATATAAAGAGAACAAAGATTCAAATATTAGATGGTACTGCAGCTGAACCTTCATTTTCTCTTTTCAACTCAAACACAACTGGTTTTTATAGATTAGATGCTGATAAGATAGGTATTTCTGTTGCAGGAGTTGCCAAGGGATCTATTGGTGCTAATGGTTTAGATATCCATAAGTTCCAAGTTGACGCTACTCCTGATAGTCTCACACCATTCTTTAAAATAGATAGTGCTACTAACAAAGTTCAGATAGGTTCTGCAGCAACTAATCTTGAGATTGATGCTACAAATACTATCACAACTGGTGGTACAGATATCAGCGTTCCTCTTAACTTTGACACCAAAGGAGAAGGTAACTTTGTATTTAAGGGTGGAACTAATGTAGACTTCTCTATTACAGATGGTACTACAGAAACATTCAAAATTGATACAGAGAATGGTGATGCTACATTTACAGGTAATCTTGATGCTGGTCTACTTCGTTTAGTTGATAACACAGTTCAGAACAATAGTTCTACTGCTACCCGTTCATTCGGTCAAATTCTTGGAGTGACAGTTACAGGAACTGGATCTGGATATACTGATGGAACATATACAGCAACTGCTACAACAAGTAATGGTGCAGGTACTGGATGTACTGTAACAGTTACTGTAGCGAGTGGAGATTTCTCAGCAGTCACAGTTGTTGCAAAAGGTCAGAATTATTCTGTAGGTGATACTCTTACAATCACTGCAGTTGGTGGTGGAAGTGGTAGAACGGTTACAGTTACTGATATAGATGGTTCTGGTGTTGTATTAAAACCATCAGCAGGTTCTGATATTCTTTGTAAGACTACTGGATCATTCGTAGTTCCTTCAGGTACTACAAACGAGCGTCCTAATGCTTTAGATCGTTTACCTGGTGCTATTAGATACAATACTACTCAATTACAGTTTGAAGGATATAACGGAACCGACTTTGTATCTCTTGGTGGTGTTAGAGACGTTGACCAAGATACTTACATATTAACTGAATCAGCACCTGGTGCAGATGAAGATACATTTGAATTCTTTGCTCAAGGTGTTAACTGCCTAGCATTAGACAAAGATAAATTAACATTTAAGACTTCTAAACTATTCAGTGTACCTGGCACTCTTATTGTTGATGGTACTGATAACTCAGTAGATTCAATAGAATTTAAGAGGAATGGAACATCTGTTGCAAAAATTAGAACTAAGAAAGACTTTGAAGTTACTAATGGATTAAGATTAAGAGCAGTTCCAATTCAAGGTGCTATCGACACTATTGGATCTCCTACTGGTTCTACAGGTGTATATACTGCATCTACAACATTTACTGCTGTTGCAGGTACATCAGAATTTGAAGGTATAAATGCAACATTTGATGTTGTAATTGATGGTTCACAGAATATATCATCTGTTGCAGTCAATGCTGCAGGTACAGGATTTGAATCACTTGAGACAATTACCATTGCAGGTAATTTACTCGGTGGTGCTACACCTGCAAATGATGTAACATTCACAGTTACAGCAATAACAAATACAGTTCCAGCTTTTGCTAGACTTGATGTTATTAACCAAGACTTTGTAAGTCAGTTAGATAATAAACCATTTATTAGTTTAGATGCTAACGCTGCACAGGCACAATGGAAGATCAACAGAGGATGGAATGGTGGTACAAGTAACTACCTAACAGTATTTGACTCTACTGGTGACTTTGTTGAACTCGATGACTGTCGTGTAGAGGGTGGTGAACTGACATCGTTCTCAGCAAATGCTTCGATTACAGCATTTGATAAAACAACTTATAAAGGAGCAAAAACTCTTATTACTATTGAGAGTAATGATGGTAAGGTACACATGTTTGAGGTAACTGCTATCTGTGCTGCTGCAGGCACAGCTGCTCACGCTACTATTACAAACTCCATAACTTCAGATAATGATTTGATGGATGCAACTGTTTCGGTTGCAGGTAACAACGTAAATATCAGTTTAAACAAATCTTCTGCTGCAACATCATCCACAACCTTTACTGGTAGATTTACAACTACCAAAGTCAAGGTATAAATAAACCTGAGGTAATACAACGTCATGCCAACCAAGAATTTTTCATCAATAGGGGGTTTTGCAGTAGGTTCTACTGAGGTGATTAACACCAGCTTCGAGCTGAATAACATCTCTGCCATTCATATGGCTAGTGATAACTTTACTGATGCAAATCATGACAAGTATCTTGTTAAGAGAGTAACCGATAGTGCAAACAATACACTACAGTTGACCTTAGATGGCACAACTGCTCTTGCAACAAATTCACCTGCTCTTGCTGCAGATAGGGTTGCATTTATTAAGGCAAGGGTTTTTGGACAAGAAACTACTCAAAATCAATATGTTTATGCAACCACATTTGATATTGTAGTTACCACTGCTACAAATGGTACGCCAACAGTAGCATCTAGTTATGAAAATATTATTAGAAATAATCCACCAGGTCAAGAACTCTGGAAAGTTACTCCAGATGCATTTTTAATCGGAAGTGTACCTTATTTTACTTTTGAAGTTGAATCAGTGACAACCAATTCTACTGTTAAATGGATTGGTATTATAGACATCACACTTGTTTCATAGAAACTAATGGCAATTAAGATAAATTCCGACCAGCAAAGGATACAAGCATCTGGTACTAAAGCTACAGGTAATTGGGTAAATGCCACTTATAGTAGGACGGTTTCTGGTGTTGTTAATATTCTTTCGGTTGCACATGGGTTTATTGGTAATGAAAAATTATATCTTGACTTCACATCTGGTGGTGAAGCAAGTGGAGAATATACTGTAAGTAAGGTAGACGACGATAATCTTCAATTTACTAGTTCAAATTTAGGTGTAATTACTGCAGGTAATACACTAGCATATAAAAGGGTAAGATCTTTAAGTATTCAAGCTGACAGTTCTATAGAAATGTCTGTGGGCGTTGATGCCAACGAGAAAGATGCGTTGTTCATGAATCTAAACCCTCAGAACAATATTAGAGTTGGTGTTAATACTACAGATCCACAGTATGAGCTCGATGTAGAGGGTCAGATCAGAACTACTCGTTCTATCATTTCTGATACTGCACAGGTTGTTAACTTAGATATTCAAACGATTATCAACCCTTCATTGGATCTTCGTGCTCCAAACTTAGTTAACTTTGAAGACACAGACGTTACAAGTCCTACTTTTGGAACTACATTCTATCCTACTGCTGATACTCCTCCTCTGACTGATCAGTCTAGGAGACTTGCTACCACTGATTTTGTATATAAAGTTGCTACTAATGACACTGGTGGTCGTGTATACGTATCACAGACTATTGGTAGTGATCTAAATGATGGTCGTTCAGCTGCTAGACCAGTTAAAACAGTTAAGAAAGCAGCACAGATTGCTTACGGATTGCAGAAAGCAACTCCAGATCCAAGTGATGAATACGTAACACTTATTGTATCTGGTGGTGAGTATCTAGAAGATAACCCAATATCACTTCCTAGAAACTGTTCACTTGTTGGTGACAACTTAAGAAGAGTAATTCTTAGACCAGCTAATAGAGACCGTCATATGGTCAAAGCGTCTAATGAAACATACATCTTTGGTGTTGTGTTCAGAGACGCACTACAAAACCCATCAGATCCACAGAGTACTGTAATTCATACTTGGAAGTATGCGTTTGTATTTGATGACAAACAGAGATTATATTACGAACCAGAGTTGGGACAGATTCCATCAATACCTGGTGACAAGTTTCGTGGTGATAACATATTCAAAATTACATTTAATAACCACACAGGAGACAATGTAACTCTAAACGTTGGAGACTTTGTACAGGGTGGATCATCTGGTACACTTGGTACAGTTCAAACTGTCAACTTTACAGGTCCTGTTGCATCACCATATTCTACAGGTGACGTAACAATCCTTATTACATCAGGTATCAATGATGTATTCCAAGACGCTGAAAAAGTTTTCTATGATAATGTTGCAGCAAATATTATTACTGACCTTAACAACGCGGGTGTATCAGATAGATTTGACGTTGTTGATGCTGAATCATTAAGACCTGAACTAGAGACTATCTCTAACCAGATCTATCAACACACAGTAAATTCAGAAAGAGAAACAGTTGCATTCTCTGCTGATTCTACTAAAGTTAATACTACCACTGATACCATTACAATCACTGGTCATACCTTAAAAACAGGTGATCAGGTATATTATCAGAAAGATGAAAACACTACTGCTCTAGGCGGTTTAATCGACAGTACAGCGTACTATGTAAGGTTTGTTGATGCTAATAGTATTCAGTTATTTGATAACTGGTTGAACGCTACTACGATCACTTCAACCACAGGTAGAAAAGATATAACTGGAGTATCTCCAGACACTAAACTTCATTTGTTTACTACTGGTAAAATTATGCCAGAGAGTAACAATATCTTTATTGAAACTCATCAATATGCAAATGGTGATGGTGTAGTATATCGTGAGAGCAAGATGGGTGGCATCGCTGGTCTTGTAGATGGAACTACTTATTATGTCTATAGAGAAAATGCTAACTGGATTAGATTGGCAGCATCTGCTGCTAACGCATTAAACAAAGATGCTCAGGGTAATGATGATCCTGTAACTTTACCTATTACTAGTACAGGTTTAGGATATCAAAGATTCGAGGATGCTACTAAGTTGTTATCTATCACCACGATGGATACATCTCTAGCAACACAGCAGACATACTTAGGTCCTATCTTTACTCTTGGAACTACTGCTTATCATGACTACGAAGTTGGTCAGGAAGTATTCATGTATGGATTCCAAAGTTCTGCTGTTAACTTTGGAGGTTCTGTAAACTCATCTTGGTCTCTTGCAAGTGGTATAGTTACAGTCACTTTAAGCACTGTAGATAATGGTTTAACTACTGCATTATTTGGTAACTGGATTTCTCTTGGAGAATGTGGTCTTAAATTTAACTTCGGTGGAACTGGATCTGAAGCATTAAGCAAGACATATCATATTGACAATTTTAGTTTGGGATCTGGCACTCCAACTCTACCTGGCAATACTGCATTGGGTATGGGATATGCAAGATATAATAGTTCCAATACTACGATAACATTTGTACTTAAGGTTGCTGATATACAATCAACAACAAACACTGCTACTGCTAGTGGATCTACAGTCAGTATCTTAGATAATATCAGTGATTTTAATGGTAGAAAGTATATCACTCATCGTATCGAACGTGCTGATGGTTACTCAATACAGTTTGTTATAAGAGGATCAGCTAGTGTATTCTCATCAGCATTGAATCCAACTGGTAACCAGTCAGTTATTTCAACAAGTAACTATGTTTTAGCATCTCTTAGAAACTCTCCTTATGGATTTGCTAAGATATCTCAGACTGATAGGTTTAGAGATGGTGCTGAATCAATTAGACAAAACCAAGAATTTATTGCACAAGAAGCATACGGATATGTCAAATCACATTATGAAAAATCTTCTACTAGAAACAGCACTCTTGTTGTAGGTCCTACAACATTCTCAGCACTAGGTGACACATATACACATCCTATTACTGAGTGGTCTACTGAATATAATAAACTTACTATTAAGGTAAACACTGGACATAATATATTTGAAGGTTTCCAAAATCATAATCACATCTACAATGGTGGTACAGCAAGTAATGCTATTACTATCACACAGGGTAGTGTTCAGAAAGACGTAACTGATGCAACATATGATCCTATTACAGGTGATCTTGTATTAACAATCGGTGCACACAGTTACACTACTGCTAATACATTGACCATTGCTAATGGTGCTATTAGTTTTACATGTTCTAGAGATAATCATAATACATCTCACACCTATCCAAGAGCAACAGATCCTGCATACGGTGCTGTCCTACCAATCAAAGCTGTAGATGCATCTGGAACTGTTACTGTTAACGTTGGTGTTTCTGCAGGTATTAAGATTGCAGGTAGTTCTACTGCTGCTATTAATGGTACATGGGCAATACATGAGGTATATGATTACAGAACATTTATATTAGATCTAGGTGAAACAACCCTTACTACTGGAACCACTGGAACTGATGGTACATTCCAAGATATAAGAAAACCATTTAGAACTCCAAACAGTCGTCCAGTTGCAGGTTACAAACAAGGTGATGCTGCTGATTTAATCGCTGCTAATGCTGAGATGATCGCCGAGGTAGCTGTTGAGAAGATGGTTGCTGATACTGGTTACAGTATACCTACAGGTAATACAGCATGTACTGATGACATCAAAGATTTCTTACAAAAATCACTTTACCATAACCTTAAATGGGGTGGTAATGATAGAGTATATGATGCTGCTAATTACTTCCTTAAAGAAGTAACCACAAGTAATCAGAGTAAGTATGTTGCTGCATTTAATAATGCTAAAGCATATGCTGCTAAGGTAATTCGTAACCTACCGATTCTAAGACACCCACATACAACTCATTCACAGTTTTATAATACTACAATTACATTAGATAGAGCAACCTATGGACAGGTTCCTAATCTAGTACATGATGCTGGTAATTTAATTAATGCTAACAATAAATTTATATCTGAAGAAGCAGTAGAACGTTTCTTACAATCTCTTACTGATGTTCCTATTGATGCAGTATCTGGTAATAACATTACTATCAATGCGTTGAATGGTACAACTCCAACAAACACAAGTCCTCATACATTCCAAGGAGTATCTACTTATCAGTTCACACCTAGTGGAGGTGCTTACGAACCGTTAACTGGATACATGACTTTGACTATCAATGCTCATCCATTTGAAGACGGAGACAAGGTACAACTTGCAACAGAATCAATTAAATTTACATGTGCTAGTGATAGTAATGCATCTATCAAATCATATCCTCGTACAACTGACCCATTCTATAATAAGTGGATCAACGTACAAAAAATTGACGCTAATAATATTAAACTTAATGTTGGTAAAGCAAAGACTGATGTTAGTACACATACATGGTCAAGTGCCAATACTAATGCTGTAACAAGAGCAACAGTTTATGTTGATACTGGATTCACTCAGCATACCGCAACTGGTGCAGCATACGAACCAATCACAGGTATCTTAACTCTTACAATTCCTAACCATGGATTTACTGTAGGAGAAAAAGTACAGGTCTTACAAGATTCATTGACCTTTACTTGTGATATGGATGACAACTTCTCCAAGCACACATATCCAAGAGCAACAGACCCTGCACTTAATGTTTGGAAGAGTATTGGTAATGTTACACAGAATTCATTTACGATTGATGTAGGTCCTACACCTCCTCTCACATTCACTCCTACAAACGCTGTATACACCCCTACAACAGGTCTTATGGAGGTTACTATAGGTAACCATCAATTAGAGGGTGCTACATCACATACAGTTACTGATGCTTCATTAAACACTAGCACTGGTGTATTTACTGTAACTGTTCCTAATCATGGTTTCCAAGAAGGAGAGAAGATTAATGTTGCACAAGGTAGTATTCAAATGTCTTGTGGATATAATGGCGGTGGTAATGAATCTTACCCTAAGGCAGGTCAGTATGCTGATGGTAAGTGGTTAAACATTTGGAACGTAACTCAAAATACATTTGACTTCTCTTGTACTGGTGGTGTTGCAGTATCAGTTAATGATGCTCACTCATTCGTATCTGCAACTGCTAATAGTCTGAAGCATGTTAAAGAACATGTTCAGTTAACTAACGGTGCAATAACATTTAAGTGTGCTGAAGACGGTAACGCAACAGAACATGCTTATCCAAGAACTCTTATAGATTCACACACTGCAACTACAGGTACAACTTATGATCCTAACACAGGTATCATGAGTATTACATGCACTACTGCTCATGGTATGAGAGACGGTGACTGGATCAAGATTGCTGAAGGTGCTATCTCATTTAGTTGTGGATATAATGGTGCAACTGGTGCTGCAGCAATTAAAGCATATCCAAGAGCAACTGATCATATTGCAGGTAAGTGGCAGAAGGTTTTCAATGTAACTTCAACAACATTTGATGTTCAAGTTTTATCTACAATTCCATCTACTAATACTGATGCACATACATTTGTATCTGCTCTACCTAATACAATAACTCAAAAACGTGATAAGTCTTATCAGACTGCAGTTCCTATTGTATCAGTAACTGGAACTACAATTACTCTTGACGTTGGTATTTCTTCTAACCAGACTGCTCATCAATTCCAATCTGCTTTAAACAACTCAGTTATTACTGGTGGTAACTATGCACATACATTCATAAGTGCAACCACAAACGGTATTAAGAGAGCAACCGCTTCTAGCATAGAAAACTACAGACCTAGTGCAGGTTCTTATAATCCTACTACTGGTGATTTAGTATTAGATATTGGTGCTAATAATTTAAGTGCTCCTACTACACATACTCCTACTGGTGCTGCATACAACCCAACGTTGGGTATCCTAACACTAACCATTAATAATCATGGTTTCCAACCAGGTGATCAGGTTAAACTAGCAGCAAGTACCGCTACATTTAATCAGGGTGCTCTACCAGCAGCATCTTATCAAAATAAGTGGATTAACTTATTCAATGTAACTACCAACACATTTGATGTTTACATTGGCACAGGTGCTGGTGGTACATGGACATTCAGCAGTGCTGGAAATAATAGCGTTACTTACGCAACATCTGTAGTTAGAATTTCACCTGAATCATTACAGTTAAGTTGTACTCATGGTAGTGGTGGTACTAAGGAATATCCTAGAACAACAGATCCAATACTTACTCCTGATTTCACAATTCCTAATCACCCTAAAGATTGTAAAGATGACTGCTCAGATGTTTTAAGAGCAGTTGCATACAACCTTGTTAATGGTGGTAACGATATGGTCTACGATCATGCAGGTTACTATGTTGGAACTACTTACGTAGATGGAGAAGAATTCCAAGCACGTGCAGTA